GGGAGGTCACCCCTCCCGGTCTCTTTGCTATCAATACTATATTCGATACAAGCCTGCTAGGGTATAGTTTTTGAAGCAAGAGGAGGACGCCTGGATGAAGCCCAAGTAAAGTATCATATCCTCAACCCCTTTTAAACTCCTGGTAATTGAGAGAATTACCCGGTCCTATGCCGGCATATAGGAAAAACCCCAAAACCCCTTATTTTTAGTTTAGATTTAATTAACTTTAATCGAGTTTAAAATATTTTCACAACTCTTAGCCCACCTAATAGATTGAGCACTTCTTTTTATATCAGCACAGGATGTCTGGCGCGCTGGTATGATAAGATAGATGTTTAGCTGTTTATTTTGTAGTGAACATGCATCGTGCATGAAGAAAACCCCTCTGTTCCGATTTGTGAGTGGATTGCGTGAAGCTCCGGAAAATGTAAGAACATGAAGTTTATCTGACTGTAAGAGAAATTGTAATGCGAAATAAGCAGTATTCGAAAGTGCTATGCTAACTTTTGAACAGTGCTAACTAAGAAATGATTATATTAGACCCTCGATGAGAATTCCCAACTTGAAACTTTGACACCGCCTCGGACCTTTAAAACACAATGAATTGTATTTTAAAAAATAACTGCGCCAGTGGGTTTAGCATCCCAAAATTAGTTTTAGTTTTTGCCCTTTTCTTCCCTTGCATGCTTAACATGCAATTACACCTTATTGTTTGTCTGTACATTATGTACAGAATGGAACGTAGACAGGAGACCACGTCACATGTGGACATTCCTTTTCCCCACCCTGAACCACCTCCTCCTTATGAGGAGTTTGAACATGCCTGGATTGATGAAGAAGACACTTTGACACCGCGACAGGTTTTGCAGGAAATGGACACCGAATTAGACGTTGTTCACGACCGAATAAACCTTAATAAGGAAATCTTCCAAGAAGAACTTAGACTCTTGGAGGAAAAATTTAACACATCCCTTAAGGAATTTGAAGACCGCTATTTTCTACTTGACAAGAAAATAGTTTCACAATGTAGTTTTTACCTTTTGTTCTTTTTGATTTTCATGCTAGAGATGTACCTTTTGTACACCTCTTTTGATAATAACGTAGCCCTTGTATCTTTGTTGAATTTGTTGATTTACGTTTTCCTACCCTTTAATATTGTAATGAAACTGATTTTATCCTATTGTAAATTTTTGATCCTCTTTTCACACCCTGGTTTCCCTTTAGCTCTTTCAATAATAGTTTACGCAACATTGCTATTTGTATACCGTAAGAAATTCACCACTAAATTTTTATCCTTTGCTGTCATTGCCCCTATTTTGTTTTTGTTTTGCCGTCAAATAACTCTTTCCCATTCTAAAGAAAATACCAAAAGAGATTCAAAATCATATTCAGATAAAATTAGAGAAAAATGGACGACTGAGGAAAGAATTTTACATAAATATAAGAAGAAAGTAGATCCCAACCGCATCAATAAGATAGTAGAGAATACCATGAAACAGATCCGTGCTGCTGCAGCACAACGTGATAACGCTGCTGCAATAGAACGGAAGAAGAAACGAATGTTTACCAGTTCCCACGATGACGAAGGTATCGATAACGAATACGATGAAATGGAGAACTGGGATCGATATGTGCGAATGGTTGACATTGCGAGGCCATATCTTTGGTCGATCAAACGTCAAGCGCGCGCTGCTGGTATCTCAAAATCTAAAATGCGTAGTATTATTGAAATTATCCCGTCCCTCATAATTTGTGTTAAAACTTTTAAATCAGACACCTCTGTTTTCCTTCTTAATCTTTGTAATTTAATGATAATTTTGAATAAACGTCTAGTAGTTTCGGACGATATGTGTACATTCCTCACCGTAATTTTGACCACTTTCAGTTTAGTTGTCAGTGCGCCCAAGACATCATCTCGACAAGCCACCCGTTCTCACGAGTTTAATCAGACACTTGAAGAATTAAAATTCAAGACTGGTATAACCTGTGATTCCATACCGAAAGTTTTAGCCACCTTTTTAGTAACAGTAACCTCATTGATTTTCCTTTCCAGAATGCCTAGAAAGAATGATTTCGATTCTATCTTCAATAGAATCGGAAAATTTTCACACAATTTCAACGGTTTGTTGGATATGGTTGGATTTTCCTCCAACTGTGTCGAGCAATCTATCAATTTCTATAAGAGCTTCTCTCTTTCAGAAAATAGTGTAGAATTTAAAAACTTTTCCGCCCGGAAAAAATTGTATTCTAGAATTCAAGAACTTGCCACTTTAGAACAACAACTCAAACTACGTTTAGACCCTGCTTTAATTTCCGAAATTGATAAACTTTTTATAACTTCCTTAAATTTGTCAACTGGACTAAAACCTTCAGAAGCCCGCGACCACAACAACTATCATGCCACCCTGACCCGATTACACCGAGCTTGTATAACATCCCCCGCACGTGGAGCGAAAATGAGAGTTTTGCCCGTACAAGTACAGTTATTTGGAGATGCTGGAGTGGGAAAAACTAAGTTAGTTTTCCCTCTTAGCATTGACGCCCTTAAATCTATGCCTGATTTGCAATTGGTTCCCGAAAATTTTATGAACCATATTTATTTTAGACAAGTAGGAGCCAAGTACTGGACCAACTACAATGGAGCACAACACCACGTAACTGTAATTGATGATGCCAACCAGATCTTACCAAAGATCTGCGAGTCTATTCCATTTACAGGAGAAATTATACATCTCGCCAACTCTGCCGAATGC